AGCCAAGGGCCACCTCCTTTCATGTGTGCTGGATGCGGAAAGACAACGAACGAACGTAATGCCGCTGATCGCGGCCATCCCCGAGGGTCACGATGTCATCGAGCGTGCTGTCGTGGAGCACTGCGTTTATGGTGTCACTCGCCCCGGCTGCCCCAACGTAGTCACGCAAGAACACCTCGACCGCGTTACTGAGTGCGATTGCCCCGGGCCGACTGGTCGCGTAACTGTCGATGTCGATCTCTGACAGACGCAGCGTGCCGCCTGTGCCGTCGAGTCTCTTGTAGGGATCGTGCCCGGTCTGCGTGATGATGACGAATGGAGGCTTGATTCCCTCGGCTGCGTTGTCGAGGAAGACGGCGGGGAACGACACACCGCCGACAGTCTGTGCCGGTGCGAGCGTCGTGATAGACGACTGTGCCAGGAGCAGCGTGCGAAGACCGGTTTCAATCGCCACTCTTCGCTCCCGCTTGTGCCACTGCCTTGTCGATACCTTCCTGCATGGCGGTTCGGAAGACGTTTATGAACTCGGCCTGCGATCCCTTCCACCCGTTGATAACCGCGTCGGGGATCAGCTTCGGCATCGAGCCGGTGTAGCGGTCAGGCTTCTTGCTGTTACGGTCGCGCGTCCCCAGCACAGCCCAATGGATGTTGGCCGCTGCAATGCCGACGCCGCGATTCTTCGTCTCGCCCTTGCGGGTGGTGTATGTGTTCCTGCCAGTGCGCTGCGCCTTGCGCTTCTTCTCGGTGGCCTTGCCAACACCCAGCCCGGCCTTGGCCTGCCAGACCTTGCCGCCCTTGGGGGTCCCGACGAACAACCCGACGAGATGCTTGGCGTACTTCTGGGAGACCGGTACAGCCCCGCGAATCGCTCGACGCGAAACCCGCAGAGCCTTACGCAACGATTGCTCGATGACCTTCTGCCGCACCTTGGCTTCGATTTGCTTGATCGCCTTACGCAGTGCCTTCGTCCCACCCAGTTCACGAGCGACAGCCAAGCCGACCGTCTGCTTGAACTTCGCGCCAGCGATCCGCTTAGCCTTGCCCCGTGCTGCAATCTGGGCCTTCGTCGGCTTCTCCCCATCGCCCCACCAGTTAGCCATCGGTCGGCACCTCGATAGCCTGGAAGCGAACCATCTCGCCGCCCTCGTCCACATCCAGCGGGGGAGACGCAATCGACAGCACACGCGAGCCGAGACGTAGCCGCTGCTTCGGGGTGAATGCCTTGCTCTCGGGGTCCGCCCTCATTGTCACCTGATGCGTGATGTCCGCCGCAACCTCGACGCCGCGAAAGAACTCGCGAGATCCTCGGGTGATGAGTTCGCACCAGCGCGAACAGAACGTCTGCCAGTTCGCCGCCGTTGTCTCGTCGAGTTGTCCCGCCGCGTTGACGGTCCCGATGAGTCGCTGCACCTCGACGCGGTTGCTCAGCTTCCCCGCCCTCATGCGTAGTCTCCCCACTTCAGGCGACCCGCAAGAGCAGCGTAGCTAAGGTCAATCTCCTTGCTGATGGTCCCGACGATTACGGTCTCGGCGTTCTCGTACCAATGCGCGGCCAACATCCTGATAGCCTGCTTCGCGTCCTCGGGCACAGCCGACGCAGCACCGTAGCCCACGACTGCGGTCAACTCGACAGCGTTGAATCGCTCGTAGGTCGTCGGCCAAGTCTTGCCAAACGCGGGCCGAATAAGTGCGGGCTCCGCGTAAAGATCGCTCTCGTATTCAGTCGATGCGAGAGTCTGTTGTACGTTGAGTGAGTCGTAATAGGTGATCGACGTGATTGACTGCACGGGGGCAACGGGCAGCACGATATAGGTCGGTAGAAAGTCCATCGACACGACGACGGTCTGCGTGCAGAAGGCCCGCCGCGTGTCCTTCTCTAACATGATCCGCGCCGCAGTCAGATACGACTGTAACTTGGAGTCCTCGAACCCAGAGTCGATCCGGGCATGAAGCTTGAGGTCTTCCACCGAAACCGGCTCGACCACTGGGCCAACAGACACACGCCACGCGTGCCTGACAGCATCCATTGACACCAGTGGTTGAGCTCGATTCCAGGGCATCACTACTTCCCTCGGCTACGACGCCGCTCCATCACGGGGCGAGCGTCTGCGGTTTCGATGACATCTTCGACGAGTCGGGCCATCTTCCGGCGGATCAGCACATTGGCCACACCATCGGCCATGTGCATCACCTTACCCGGCTTGTGCCCGAGCCATCCCTTGAGCAGTTCCACCTTCATTAGGCGGGCACTCGCAGGATGTTGGCGAAGCCACGCTCGGCAGCAGTGACCGGGTAGTCCTTGGCACGCCAGAGGATGTAATTGATGGTCAAGTACGTCCCCGCCGTTCCATCGCCAGCGGTCGCCGTCACGTCGAGGTATCGCTTGCGTCCCCGCAAGTCGATCTCGAAAGCGAAGGTCTTGTTGTCGTCGGTCGCCGATGGCAGAGCCGACGCACTGCCATTGATGCCGTTCGACGTGCCATAGACCAAGCCGGTCACGTCGGCAAAGCTGCCGTCGGTGTCGGACTCGCCCACCTTCAACGCGGTCATCGCGATATCAGTGGCACCGAGCGTGGCCAGAATGGTGATGTAGTCGTACCCCTGGGTGTCAACGCTGGCGGTCGTGTAACTCGCGTTATCGACGATCAGCCCCGGGGGAGTGATGGTGCCGAACTTGAAGTTCTGTGCGTGAATCATGCTTTCAGTCTCCTTACGATCCGGGGGTAGACAGCATGATGACGGGACCAGCCACCGAGGCGGTCCCCTTCTCATGCACATTCAGGTCGAAACGCTGGGTCCCGCGAATCGCGAGTTGGTCGAACTCGAAGTACCGCGAGGGATCGACCGCAATCTCGATGCCGCGACGGGTGCCCATCGTGGCCGCAAGCCGCAGGTCGCCGAGGTACGCCAGCCCATCCGTCGAGGTCTGCGCCGTGGTGGTCGAGTTCATCACCTGGGCGATGACGACAGGGAAGCCCAAGAACTGGAACGGAGCACCGCCCGCCACCTGGGCAACGGTGTTACCGCCAGCGGCTTCGGCCAGCCGGAGCATCGAGTTGGCCCAGCCCACGCGGGAGACGTACCACGCGGCATTGGCCACCGCGTACTGAGGCAGCTTGCCGACCATCGCCTCGAAGTCTTCGAGGTCGAGGGTGCTGAACGCCGTGTTGCCGGTCGCCGCAGTGACCTTGCCGCCAGCAGCGACAGCCGCCTTGAGCCCGACCACGCCGCCGTAGGTGCTCGTGCCGTCCCCGTTGAACAAGCACTCGTCCTCCTTGTCGGCGAACGCGTAGGCAATCTCGCTGGCGAGGTCATCGGCAATCGAGATAATGGCGTCCTCGGCCACCTCGCTCGACATCTTGCAGAGGACCGCCAGCTTGCGGGCCGACAAAGACACAGCGTCCCAGCCCTTGTCGCTCGCGGTGATCTCGGCATTCTCGTTGACGAAGTAAGCCGTCACGCCCGAAGCACGCCGGGGGATAACCACCGAGTCGCTCGCCATCGGCATCACCCGCACCGAGCGACGCGCCACGCCGCGCTCTTCGCGAAGATCGATGATGGTTGACTCCAGCACCTCGGGCACCAGGTAGCCGCCGAGGCTGTTGGTGGTCGTGGTCAGCGGGGAGGTACCGCGAACCTCGATCCCGTGATCGTGGCACCACTGAGCCGCACGGGCATTCCCGCCGATGGTCGCCAGCAACCATTGGCCGGTAGCATGCGCCCGCTCCTCAGCCGACACACCACCCTCAGCGCGGAAGTTCCGCACGCGGGCAGACCGCAGCAGCCGGGGAGCCGCGACAGTCTTCTCGACCGGCACCAGCACAGCCGGGGCAGCCGGGGTCGTCTTGCGTCCCTCGGGAGTCTGGAGGCTGGCCTTATCGGCGATCAGCTTGACCAGCCGTTGCTCTTCGACGTGGGCAGCATCGGCAGCCGCCATCGCCGCGAGGTACGACTTGTTCTCTTCCTCGGTGACCGCACGGGCCTCAGCCCCGGCCTTGGTAACGATGGTCTCGGCCTCGGCCAGAGACGCAGCCCGCTTCTCGCGGGTCTTGTTCAGCAACTCTTCGAGCATGTCGCTCTCCTTTGAAAAGAGTCAGCGACTGTCCGAACGTGCGGGCATCGGTCGCCGACAGGGTGCAAAACACACACCTGCTGGCAATCGTGATGCCCGACTTAGGCCGGGATATCTCGACTGCTCACGCTCCCTTGGGCGGTCGTGTGACCGGTGCCAAGGTCGCGGAAGGTATCAATGTGACGATCCTACCACCGAGGCAGAGACCGTCAACGCCAAATCTAATTGGACTTCAGAGCCTTGGCCTTGGCAGTGCTCCAGTCGCGGGCAGCATCTCCGCCCCACAGTTGCCAGGCGACATACCCGGGGGTCTCTTCGCCACTCTTGTCCCATCCGGCCTGACGGTCGGTCGCATGCCTGGCGAACCACGCCGACATCTCAATCACATGATCGGGAGTCAGTGCCTCACGCCGGGAGATGATCCCCGCCCTCCGCACTGTCTCGGGCTTCAGTCCGTCCCCTGACCGCCCGGCTTCATGCAGCCTGAGCCCCTCACGAGCCGCCGCAGCCATTCCAGCCGTTGGGCGAGTAGACACAGCCGCCCGACTCTCCGAGACCGTCAGCCGATCCCACAGAGCGTCCAGAGATGGAGCCTGCTGGGCTGCCTGAGCACGGGCCAAGGATCGCAACGCAACCTCAGTCGCACGATACGCCGGGTACGTCACCGCCGACACGTCGAGCAGATCGACCGCGAGCAGGTCCCGCACCTGGCCGCCGCTCTCCTGTCGCCAGTTGTCGCGCCGGGTGATGAACCCAAACGACATCTGGGAGAGATCGCCACGCCGAATCTTGGGGACGATGCGTTGAACGTCCGGGTCGCTCGGGTCGAGGTCCGCATCAATCACGAGTCCCCGCGAGTCTTCCTTGAGACGCAGCGTCCCCGAGGTAGTGCGGGCCAGCGGGAGCCCCTCGTGATTCAAGAGGAACCGCACGTCGGCACCTTGGGCGAGGCTATCGCGGAATGCTCCTGGGCGGATGACTTCGCGGAAGGTGCCGTTGTTCCCCGGCAGTTGCTCCGACAGCGAATTGAAGACCGCTGCGTAACCCCGCAACGTTAGCTTGCCCGTCTCGCCCTCGGCCCGCAGTTCGAGACCCTCGGCGACCAGTGCCCGTTCTTCACGTTCCATTGCAGACCTCCCGAGAGAATGACCGAATCGCTTCCAAGTTCCACCCGCTTACCGTGTTCTCGACCATCGCGGGGAGCAGGTCCGCAGTCGCCTTGCCTGCCACTTCGAGCAACGATTCCCGCCGCTGTCGGATGTGTTGTTCGACGATAGCCGCAGTGTCGAGTTGCCGACCGGTCGCCAGCGTGTACGCTCGCACGATTGGGCCGAGGGTCTCAACCAATGCCGACCGATGATCGGTGTAGAACTCATCGAGCCACGCAAGAAACTTCGCGGGCTTCTTCGCCGCGCTCATGGCCTGAAGGGCTTCCTTGTTCGACAGCTTGCCCATGGCACCCGCCAAGACTTCCACGAATGCAGCCCTGATCTGCTCGTTTTGTGGCGGGTCGGTGTCGTCCTCGTCATCCACGACCAGCGTCTGGCTTGCGACCGGTGCAGTCTTCGGGGTCGCCGCCATCGCCATCGAGATCGGCACCATGTTTCCATTGACCAGGTACGCATCGCCTTCATCACCAGGGATTGGGTCCATGCCTTCCTCATCTCGGATCTCGTTGGCACTCATCCACCCATTCTGTCGGGCCACAGCATACGCCGCGAATCGGCTTTGACGGTCTGCCAGTGACAGGTCGTCAATGTCGAGCTCGGTGTAGTGGGTCGCCTTCTCGGTGCCCGTCAGCAGTCGCCGTTGCGCCTCCTGCTCCATCGCCACCGTGATCGGCCTGATCGTGTA